TGTTGGCGTAAAGATTATCAAAAAGGAATCTAGAGAAGCAATTTGTGCAAATCTTATAAAACTCCAAATATCTTACGCTAAGATGTCTGATAGTACAGTAGAACGCAAAACGCACACCCCTAAAGAGGGTGTTGCTATTAAATCAGCGACTAAGCAATCATTGATATCTTTATGAGTAAGAAAAAAGAAATATCGGCAATTGAAAAAATGTTGGATAAAGAGTATGGCAACATATTCTTCACTGGTGATATGATCTCTGAAAAACGTGGTCAAATTATACCTGTGTCGCTTGGCTTAGATATAGCACTTTATGGAGGAATCCAAGAGGGAACAGTAATTAGTATCGCGGGCGTTTCTGGTTCTGGAAAAACCACTCTTTATTTAACCATTCTAGCCAATTGTCAAAAAATGGGCAAAACCTGTTATATTCTTGATGTGGAGAATAGATTACAAGAGTCTTTACTTAAAAGTATTCCAGGATTAAACATTGAAGATCTTAAGATCATTGCTTCTTCTAAAGAGAAATTCCTTACAGCAGAAGACTATCTAACCATTATGGAAAAAATACTCACCTTAGAAGAGGATTCTGTTGTTGTGTTGGATTCTATCGGAATGCTTTGTCCCTCTTCTACGTATACTGCTGAGCATACAGAATCTAGAAAGATGATGAATCTTTCGGGTATTATGTACAACTCTATGCGTAAAATATCGCAGGTAACTGGTAATATGAAATCAACCTTGATTTTAATTACACATGTTCAGGCAAACCCGTCGCCATATGGTGGTCCCACAGAAATGGGTGGCAATGCTATTAGGTTCCAAGCCTCAACACGTATAACCTGTCTTTCATCAACCGAAACTCCTAAAGATGGTGAAAAAACCGGGCGAGAATCAAAGTTTAAAATCTACAAATCTTCCCTTGGTCCCGGCACCGGAGAAGGCGTATTTTATATCAAGTACGGTCATGGATATGATAAAGAGTTAGATATTTTTAAAATGGCTGAAGAACTAGGTTTGATCTGTAAATCTGGGGCATGGTATTCATATACTACTGATGATGGAAAAGATATTAAGGTTCAAGGTTCAGAATCTTTCATCAAGACGATCAAAGATTCGCCCGAACTATCCGAGGAACTAGAATCAAAGGTTAGAGATTTAGCACTAAGCCATAAATTAAAATGATAGTATTTCAAGGGTTAGATAATAAAACATATAAACTAGACGTAAGGGAATCCAAATACCCCCTAAGATCTATAGAGGGGTGTAAATCGAAACTTCAATTTGAGTGTGGACAGCTAATTAAGAATAAGTTCCCACTGACACCGTTGCTCGAAGAGGTAAGAATACCAAATCATAATTTGATATTCGATTTCTTTTTACCAACATTTAAGATAGCGTTTGAAATAGATGGAAATCAACACAAGGAATATATACCTTTCTTTCATAAAAGCAAGAGAAATTTTATACAGAGCCAGTATAGAGATGACGATAAAGAAAGATTGTGCCAAATTAATAACTGGGAATTTATACGAGTTTCCTCGCTAGAGGAATTGGAGACTAGACTGAATGGTTGAAGAAACTTTAAATAATAGATTTGATTCCGGCGAGATAGCCGAAAGGCTTGAATCTTTCAAGGCCGAAGTATATTATCCTACAATTCAACCTAACGAAAACGTGGTAAGTTTAATTAATTCTCTGGCCAAAAGAGATTTTATTAAAGCCCTTACGCCTATAGACGCATCTGAATATCTATTACAATTAAGTCAATATGCTTTCTTCTTGAACATACAAGAGAACAGATGCTTAAGTTATGTTAATTGGTGTGAAAATAATATCAAGAAAATAGTTGGCAAAAAACTGTCTGACGCGAGAGGTTTTTCTTTCCAAGAAAAGGATTTAGAGATAAGAGCCGGTGATGAAACTGCTTCCTATTTAGAAGAACAAAAAACTATTACTCAGGTTAAACTTGATACAATAAAGTTTTTGAGTCAAAAAATGAGTTTCATACTTGATGCTTTAAAGGTTCATATTAATGAACTACATAGATATAGAAAGGATATTCAATGAAAGCACCACTTGAATTAATTAAACAAGGTATCCTTGAAGAGGATATAAGTCTTGTTAAAGAGGGTTATGTTTTATTAACAGGCGAAAAGTTTTCTGAAACTAAAAAGACAAAAAGTAAGGCAAAACCAAAGTCCAAAGCAAGCGATGAAGACGAGGAAGAATTAATAAAAATTAAACCAGTTTTTATTGCATCTAATAAAAAGGTGCCCAAAACCTCTGGTCCAGTAAAGGGTACTAAAAAGCCAAACTTTTTTACTACAGAAGCCAATGCTAAAGAAAAAAAGAAAAACTCTGCCAACCAAATATATAAAGATAAAAGAGATCCTTATAAACCAATAATGGTTAAATGCGATTCCTGCGGTGATAAGTTTGATTTTAAAGCTGAATACCCAATGGGTTTAGTAAGTAAGAAGAGCAGTAAGGTTTGTAATAAGTGTAGTCTATCTAATGTCAAAAAGGAAGAATAATATAAACGAACTATTTGATTCTTCAGCAGAAAGACTGATTCTTTCTGGAATTATCAGATTTGGAATTGAAGTATTTCATGATATTAATAATATTATTAATGAACAATACTTCTTTCACCCAGAAAATAAACTTATTTATTCTGCTATTAAACAGTTGATTGTTGAGGAAAATTTATCAAAACCCGGTATAGCAAGTATATTGGGTTTGATATCTAAAATAGATAGTCAAGCTGTTAATCAATATTCTCTAACGGCATACTTATCTCTGTTATCTGATCAACAGATGACAAAAGAAGAAATAAAACCATTTCTTGAAAGGGTTGCACGATTAGGTCTAGCAAGAAATCTTATTCATAGATTAAATAATGCTATTGAGAATATAAACGAAACAGATGGATCACAATCAATATTAGAACTTATCCAAAAGGCCGAAGAACCTATAGTTAATTTCACTGACACACTAATCGGTGAAGAACAAATAGTAAATCTTACAGAACATGTAATGCCGTTTTTGTCTGACGCCGAATCAAATGTCAATAAAACTATAGGTATACCAACTGGTTTTGATATATTTGATGAAAAAATCGGGGGCGGATTACGATTCCCCGGAATTCATATTATAGGTGCCCGCTCAGGTATTGGTAAGTCACAAATTTGTTTGAATATAGCACATAATGTTTCAAAGAAAAATATACCTGTTTTATATTTGGACACCGAACTTACAAAAGAGCAGGTGCTATCCCGATGGGTTTCTCGATGTACCGACGTTCCTGTAACTACCATAGAAACGGGGCAATTTAGTCAAAATTCTAATACAAAAAATACCTTACATCAAAAGGCTAATGTTGTTATCGATAGTAAACAACCATTCTATTATTATAATATCTCTGGCAAAAGTCACCAAGAATGGCTTTCTATTGCTCGTAGATGGTTAATGAAAATAGTTGGATTCGGCCCAAATGGTAAGATAAATCCATGTCTTTTGGTATTTGACTATATCAAATTGATGGATGCCTCGGAACTTGGTAAACTAGAAGAATATCAGTATTTGGGTCAAGTCTTAACGGACATACACAATTTTTGTGTTAAGTGCGAAATTCCTTGTTTGGCTGCTGTCCAGTTAAATAGAGATGGTATTACCAAGGATGATACTAGTGTAATTGCTGGTTCAGATAGAATTTTATGGTTATGTAGCAGCTTCTCTATTATGAAAAATAAAGAGGAACAAGATTATGCTGATACCAATAATGGCCCCCAATCTGGGAATAAAAAATTGATAGTGGTTAAGTCTAGATTTGGCCCAGGAAATGATTACGGTGAATATATTAATTTAAAATGTGATTTCTCAAGGGCTAAGATAGTAGAGGGTAATACTAATATTACTAATCGATCGATCAGATCTGATTTGATAGAATTAAATTCAGATCCTCAGAAGTATAATGCAGAAATAAAGTTTAATGACGACAACAACCAATCAAAAATTGAACTCTGAACAGATAGAATTTTGTAAACAGTTTGCGGATGAAAATTCACAAATTATTCTATCAGACCTAGGTTTAGATGTTGATTCTGATGGATCGGTAAAATGTGCATGTCCTATACATGGTGGAGATAATAAACATGGATTCGGTTGGTCTGATTCTAAAAAGATTTGGTCTTGTTGGACTAATAAGTGTCATATTAAATATGGACGAAGCATCATAGGTTTAATTGCAGGAATAAACAATCTTTCGTTCTATGATGCCTGTAGATGGGTTATTTCTAAATATAATCTTGACATAGATAACGTAGATATATCTACGCTAGAAACTAAAAAATTTATCCGCAAAAATACAAAGGTAGAGAAATCGCCCGATAAATTTTATTCACTAAGAGCGTTCAAACACAGAGATGAACATGTCTCTTATCTTGAAAAACGAGGATTCTCTAAAGAAATCATTAAAGAATTTAATTGTTTTATCTGCAAAGAATACGGGCACCCACTCTTCGAAAGAATCGTCATCCCTATAAAAAATGATGACGATAAGATCGTTGGATTTACTGCTAGAAATGGTTTTAATTCACCCTTTGAAAATAAATGGATACATTATCCTAATCACATAGCAACAAGCAAAATACTGTTCGGCATCAACGAAGCAAAAAAATATATATCAATTTCGAAAGAAGTTATAATAGTTGAAGCCCCACTTGATATGATGAAATTGTACCAGAATGGTATTAAAAATACCGTAGCTCTTTTAGGTAGTGATATTAATATAGAACGCATTAAACTGTTACTTAAGTACAATGTTCAAAAAATTATACTTGCACTAGATCCAGATGTGGCGGGACAAACGGCGGCAAATATAATTAAAGACTATACGAAATTGTATTTTAATGTTACAAATATAACTGATCAACTCAAAAATGATCCAGCAGATATGAGCGACCAAGAGATAAAGGAATGTTTTAATGTCTTTAACACGTAAACCAAAAATTGTACTTATTAGTGGAAAGAAACAAAGCGGTAAAGATACTGCGGCAGATTATTTAATAAATTTACTGTCCGAACAAAATATTAGTGGTATTACGTATTCTTTTGCTACTCCACTAAAGAATTTTTTAATAGATGTTTTTGGTCTTAGTTATTTACAATGTTGGGGATCGGATTTAGATAAAAATACTTTAACTCGGGTTAAGTGGTCAGATCTGCCTCTACCAAAAGATGTTATCAATCAAATTTACTTTAAATCTACACAAAATTTTACTCATAACATTGATGAGTATATGACCGCTAGGCAGGTGATGGAAACTTTTGGCACCCATATATGTCGCCATATGATGAACAATTGTTGGGCTGAATCGGCCAGAAGACACTGCACAATTCCGTCTATACACGATGTTGTATTCATAACTGATGCTCGTTTCCCAAATGAACTAGATGTTTTTAAGGATCTCAGACCTGTAATCCTTAGATTACAACGTAATTTATTTAATAGTCAAACAGACATTGAAACCGCTTTAGACAATTATAATTTTGATTCTTGGGTCAATTATATTTCTATTAATAACCAAGAATGGTCCATTGAAGAAAAGAATCAATATCTTAAAATGTTCGTATTACCAAAAATTATGGAGATGCTAGTTGAAATTCATTAATGCTCATCATATAGAATATATTCCTGAAAAGTGGTTATCATACGATGACGTATGTTTAATGCCTCTTCCGTCTAATTTAGATTCTAGAAACGATCCGTCAATAGATTTATCAACTAATTTCACTAAAAACTTAAAACTTAAAACGCCCATACTATCTGCCAATATGGATTCTGTTACTGGTGCAGATATGGTTATAGCATTGGCCGAATTAGGTTCTTATGGTGTTTTACATCGGTTTTATGCTTCCGATGAATTGTTCTATAAAGATGTAGAAAGAGTATATCAAAAAACAAATGCTGTTGCTTTTAGTGTTGGTGCTAATCCAGAAGATCTTACTAGAATAGATAAGATATTGGATATAACTGGCGGAAATAATATCGTGGTTGTTGTTGATGTTGCCCACGGACATTTATCAAAATGTATCAATCAAGTAAAAAGAATACGTAACACTTTTGGGGCAAAATTAGAAATCATAGCAGGAAACGTTGTTACGCCCGTTGGTGTGGCAGATTTAATACAGGCCGGAGTTAGTGCGGCCAAGATAGGAATCGGGAACGGTTCACATTGTTCCACTCGTGTCGTTACCGGTTTCGGTTGTCCCCAACTGTCCGCTATCATGTCCGCTAGAAAGGTTGTGAATTCGTTACAAACAAATGTAGCTATCATAGCGGATGGCGGCATCAGAGATTCCGGCGATATTGTAAAGGCTTTAGCGGCAGGTGCCGACACGGTAATGGTGGGTGGATTATTTGCTGCCTGCGAGGAATCTCCGGGGGATCTATATGTAAAAACTGGTGACAATTATGAAAAATGCACCAAGAGTGAGGATTTTTATCATGTTCTCTATAAAAAATATCGTGGGCAATCCTCTTTAGATTTCTTAAACGATATACGTAAAACTAATGTGTCTATAGAGGGAGAACATTCCTATAAAGAGTGTCAGGGATCAGTTAAGAATATTGCTCGCAATCTTATTAATGGTATCCGATCTGGAATGACATATGCCGGTGCCTCAAATTTAGAAGAACTTTCAGAAAATGCCATTTTTATGGAGTTAACACATCATGGATATATCGAAGGTACACCACACGGAAAATCCGATAATTAAGGTAGGCATTATAGGCCCAAAACCTTTCGGGTTAGGTGGATATGATAATAATACTTATAGACTTAAAATAAAAACATCTATACAGAATTTATTTAAAAGTTTAATGAAAGAGTATACGGTTGTGGGTATCACGGGATTGGGCTTAGGTATTGAACAAGACTTTGTACAATTGTGTATAGATAATAGTATTGAATATGTTGTATATTTACCATATAACGAACAGGAAAAATATTGGAGCCATTTATCACCAGACGTTATAAAAAATTACACATACTATTTAGATCAAGCACTAAATATAATTCAGTTAGACGATGGGAAGTTTTCACCTAAGAAAATATTGCACAAAAAGAAAAAAATTCTGAATGAATCAGATTACATTATATGTGTATCTCATAAAGAGATAGAACAGATTAATGTTTTGAACAAAAATCTCTTAAAAGACTACCAAGATAAAACAATTATTATAATTTAGTATGCATTATTTGTATTTTGATGCGGGAAAATATAAAAACAAAATAGTTTGCGGCTATAGTATATATCTAGGCGACGAAGAAATATTCGCTGGAACTAAAGAAATTAAAACGAAACTAGGAAGTAATTGCGGCGAATGTTTGAGCTTAATTCAAGTAATGGCGAAAGCCGTTGAGTTGAATATAAAAGATGTTATTATTTTCGGTGATTCGCTGTTGATTATTAATCAAGCTACCGGAAAGTTTAAAATAAAAAACAAAGACTTAAAACATCTACATAATCAAGTAAATGAATTAAAGATGATGTTTGATACAGTTAAGTTTATATGGATACCTAGAGAAGAAAATAGAAGGGCACATAGGCTTACTAAATAATGGAAATCAATCACTTAAGAGCATCTACAATAAATACTTATGGATCGTGCCAATGGGATTTTTTTCTTCGATACGTTTGTAATTATCAAACCCCATCAGGAAAAAAGGCAACTCTAGGATCTATTTTCCATTTAGCGATTGAGTTAGTTGCTAAAACCAAAAAGACTGGACACTACTTACTTAAAGATAAGTTCTGCGACCCAGAATATTTATTTGAAATAGCATGGAATAGATATTTCAAAGAAGAAAATCATATCCATAATTTTACAAGTAAAGATAAAGAATTCTGTAAAGATACATTTTATAAAATATATAATAGCGAACTTAATCCTATTAATGATAAAATAGTAGATATCGAAAAACAGTTTGAAATAGAAATTCAAAAGCCAGGATTTAAACTTCCAAATAATGAGTATATGAAGTTACGTGGCACCGTCGATTTGGTTACTGAATATGACAGTGACACTTTATGGGTTAAGGACTGGAAAACCGGTAAGCGAAAGGATTTCAATAGCGGAAAAGATAAGGATATTGACAATCTATTATTAGACACACAGTTAAGAGTATATAATTTGGCTATGTCAAAGATATATCCACAATATAAAAATAGACTTTTTACTCTTATATACGTAAATGATGGTGGGCCGTTTACCGTATCCTTCCATTCTAAAGACTTGGATGCCACTTTAGATAATATTAGACGCAAGTTTAATGAAATTAGATCTAATGATGACCCTCTTCGTTTAAAAGATGATCTTAATAGAAGAAGTGAATTTTGGAAATGTAAATATGTTTGCCATTTTGGTAAAGAAAAGGATGAGTTTGGTCGATCTTTGTGCGATCTATATTATGGAATTTATAAAGATTTTGGCTTAGAAAAAACACAGGAAATTATTACATCTCTTTCTTTAGAGGGTAAACCAATCCAGTTAAGTGATAGAAACGATTATGGCCACGATCGAATGTATAGAGGAATTATCAAATGATACCATTCGAAGTATACTCACACTACTCCTTACAAGAGGCTTTTTGTCACTTGGACGATCTTGTAGCCAAGGCTGGGGAACTTAAATTACCCGGTCTAATCTTAACAGACCATAATACCCTATCAGGTTCTATAGAATTTTTAGAAGAGATTGATAAGTGGAACAAGAAAAGCGACCATAAGATCAAACCGGGGATTGGATTATCTGTGGATATTGGATCGGACAGATTGCTGCTCATTGCGAAAAACAAGGATGGCTTTTATGATTTGATCAAAATTTTAAATACTCGACAAATAGCGGAATCAAAAAATTTGATTTTGATTCTAAAATCAATGGATCAATACCATAAATATGGATTTGGATGGAAAGGGCAACTTTTTACATCTTTTGATAACAATCTGGGGTTTCCGCAATTATCTGGCGATCCAGTATTTTATATTAATCCAGAGGATAGTTTATATCAGAAGATAATCATAGCCAGCAAATTAGAAACAACTCTTAATACCATATATGTTGATATAGAATCCGAAGATATTGAGTATCTAAAGTTTTTTGATGATAGTAGATCATTCTGTCTCGTAAAAGATTGGGAAAAAAACAACAGTCTACTATTAGATCATATTACAGTTTATTCATTAAATAACAAACCTAATATCCCAAGGTTGTATGAGAACCCCGATGAAAAACTAAGGGAAGAGTGTCGCAAGGGATGGAAAAGATTAGGATTATCAAATCTGATCGGCAGTCTTAAGGATCGTTATGTTCAACAGGTAGAGGAAGAGTTAAGCGTTTTCCATGATGCTGGTATTAGCGATTACATGTTAATCGTTCAAGATTTTATGAACTATGCTAGAAATCAAGGATCTAAAGTGGGTGTGCGTGGATCTGCTGGCGGCTCTCTCGTTGGATACCTTCTAGGACTATCCTATGTAGACCCGCTTACACCAGATCCAATTCTAGGCTTCGCCGAAGAAAGGTGTTTGCTTTTCAGTCGTTTCATTAATAAAGGTCGATTTAATAAAAATAACACAAGTCTTCCAGATATTGACGTTGACTTAGGTATTCACCATCGCGAACGCCTTATTCAATACTTAAAAACTAAGTATGGGAATAAAAGGGTTGGGCACATCACAACTTTTAATACCATGGACGGTAAAGGTGCTATTAAAGAAGTATTTCGTATTTTGGATCCGGTAGCAAACTCTTTTGCTATTGCTAACGAAATAACCAAACACATGGTAGATTCTTCTAAAATCCAGGATATTCTTGAAGATTTAAAAGAAGATGATCCTAAATATAATGTTATACAATACTGTATAGATCATATTCCCGCGATTAAAGAATACTATAACGAATACAAATCTACCTTTGATGCAGCCATTAAAATGGCTAATACTATTAAGTCTAAAGGAAAACATGCAGCAGGTATAGTCATCTCTAACTACGACTTAGATTTAATCGCACCCGTATCAATGGAGGACGATAATTATATTGTCGATTTTGAAATGGTTTCATTAGAAAAATTCGGTTTAGTTAAATATGATATATTGGGTGTTGCTGCATACGAAAAAATACAAAAAATAGAGGAAATGATTAATAAAAATATGTTAATGCCGATTGTTTCAGATGAAAAGGTGATAATCAATGAATAAAGAACCTAATGTTATTTACAAGACTAATGTTTATTTAGACAAAGAAGGACGAGAAGTAGAAGAACTAGTACCATTAAATGGTGGTAATTCTATATACGTAATGATTATGTGGATGCCCATGCCTTCTGGCCCACAATCATTTACTTTATTACGCAGTCGTATTCCTATTAAAGATGCCAAGAATATAGGAGATGCCTTCAACAAGCACGACAATGCTAAAAAGCAATTAGAAGAACAAATAGAGAAGAATAGTCGTGAACCCGATCTTGTTGTCCCGTCACCACAAGAATCAAAGATAATTTTAGGATCTTAAAATGAATTCAGGATATCATAAAATAAAACCTAAAGATGTTCCAGAAAGACCTATATCTTCTTCAAATTTTTTAGAGGCTAATAAAGAACACATCAGGTATACATCTTATGATGGTGTTGAACTTAAGACTGGGCAACCCGTTTTCCAAATGGCTCCTATAGAGGGCCAGAATAAAGTCTTTTTACGTAAATTTCAGATTGTTGATTTGTTAGGCGATGGAAGAATACGTATCAAAAGCAATCATAATATAAACGGTGTAGAACATGTTTTGGACATTATGGTTAATGCTAATCAGGTATGTGTAGATGAAAAATTTCTAGTTAAGGATTGGATTAACTCTGTTAAATATAAAAAAGATGTTGAGTTAGTTGAACTAGAAAAGTGCTTATATGAAATTTGGTTTAAAAACTGGCCAAATGAACTCTATGATGTAAGTGTCGGAGAAGGAATACAGGATATAGAAATTTAATAATGATAAATAGAAACATAATTTGTCTCGATACTGAAACAAGCGGACTAGATCCCGATGATGGTTGTGAGATTGTGCAGATATATGCTACGGCTATTAATTACGCAGATCTGACTATTCATCACGCAGGTAGTTTTTCGGCTATCATTAAGCCTGAAAATCCAGATAAGGCACAACCCGGAGCATTAAGAGTTATTGGTGATTTATGGGCAAAGGCTAATAACGAAGGATTACAAAATAAAGTTGTTTTTAAGAAATTTCTTGAGTGGTGTGAATCGGTAAATGATGGTGGTAAGTCAGCCATGACTAAACCAATCTTTATTGCTTATAATAAAGACTTTGATTCTAAGTTTGTGCGTAAACAATGTATTGATTTGGGATTGATTAAGAAAAGCAAATGGGGATGGGAATTCCCATGGTCTTTTGAATTCGACGCTATGGGATTCGCTTATTTACTTTTTGAATCCGATCCATCTGTTACTGATCTTAAATTAGATACCATATTAGGTCGATGTAATATGTCTCGCGATAATACCAGCGTCCACTCCGCTAAAGAGGACGTAGAGTTGTTAACTGAATGGTTAATTAGAGTAATGAAATTTTGTCGAGAAGCAAGAAAGAGAATGCAAATATCTAAGGAATGAATTACAGATTTGACAATAGATCGAAAGATCAATTCATTAAAGATATCAAAGAATGTTCAGTCTTTGAAAAAGAATTAATGCGATTGTATGTTGAATGGTTGAATAAAACCAATAATATATATACTTATTCGGATCATGGTATTGATAACAGCGGGGACTTTATAGAAAAAGATGGTGATGTTAATTCTAAAGCCGATTATGTTTTACATACAGAAGGTAAAAGAGATCGACGAATAGAAATTAAACACTGTAAACCTGAGAGAAAGGTTTTTCATCTTAAGACTTCCCACGTTAAACGATGTATTAAGGATGATGTATGTATAATTAATTGGATGAATACAGATGGCCCAAACAGGCGATTTTGTATTTTAACACCGAAAATCTTAAGTGAAAAATTAGAATCCGGCCCACATGTAAAAATGTGGTCAAAACCCGTCATAAGATTCTTTAATAAAGACTATAATTGGATTAATATATAATATGGATTTTAGTACTGATCATATACCTTTGGACGATGAGAAGACTTGGGAATTATTACGCTCTGGATATACGGCAGGCGTTTTCCAATGCGAAAGCAAACTTGTCCAATCTTGGTTAAGAAAAGTCAAACCATCAAACTTCTGGGAACTTTCAGCCGTTATATCCATCGTTAGACCAGGACCACTTATGAGTGGTTATGCTGATAAATATGCGTATAACAAAGATTACCCAGATTTAATTCTTAAAACTGGTAATCAAATAGTAGATGATATTATGATGTCTACTAACTCAGTTATTTGTTATCAAGAGCAGTTATTGCAATTAGCAACTAGATTAGCTTGGGTTCACTTGCCCGAACAAGAAAAACTTATAAAGGCAGATAATTTAAGAAAAGCGGTAGGTAAAAAGAATCAGGAAAAAATCCTTGAAATAGGTAATGAGTTCGTTGATGGTTGTCTTCATAATGGTGTTGATAAAAAATTAGCCGATGAATTATTTGATCTGATCAAAAAGTCGGGTAGATATGCTTTTAACTTAAGTCACTCGATGACCTATGCTTATTTAGCGTATAAGACCGCTTTCTTGAAGGCTAATTTCCCTTTACAATTCTTAGTTGTCTATTTAAGTTATGCTAAATTTAAATTAAAGAAATGGGACGAAATCTTTAAATTTGTGAATGAGGCAAAGATATTCGGTATCGAGATACTCGGCCCCAATATTAATCAGAAAAATCCTGAATTTTTTATTAACAGATCAGATAATAATATTATATTTGGTCTTTCATCTATTAAGTATGTAAGTCAAAATAACGCCGCTTTTATACAACAACTGCCAGAAACGATAGATTCTATCTATAAATTTATTTTATTATCGTGTACTCCATATTATGGATTACAATTAAGATCAAATACAATTGAGGCACTTATCGTCAGTGGTGCTTTTAGAGATCTAAAAATACCAAGAAAATCTTTGCTAAATTTATTCAAGTTCTTACAAGAACTAAATGATAAACAAATAAATAGACTGGCTATTTTACAAAAAGATAATGATGATATAGTACAAAATATTAAAACTATTATTAGCGAAGTAAAACTTAAGAAAAGCAAAGAAAAATTCGAAGGATATTTACACTTCTTAAATATGGCTGAATACGATGATCCTGCATGGATCGGCAATATGGAAAAGGTCCATTTAGGAGTGCAAATTACGGCGTCGTCTTTAGATAAAAAGGATAACGATCATCTTCATAAGTGTATTAATTGTGTAGAAGATGTTCAGTTATATACAAACTTACGTGTCGGAGTGATAATTGATAAGATTAAAGCGACAAAAACCAAAAAGGGTGAAAATCCAGGAAAAGATATGGCAATCATAAAAGTACATGATGACTCTTCCGAAATAGAAAGCCTGCCCATCTTTCCGGATCTATACGAAAATTGTTGCCATCTTTTGATAGAAAATAATACTGTTATTCTAGACTTATGTAAAAAGAAAAACGGTTGGGTTGTAGAAAATTTAACTCAATTATGATTTTATCACAAAAACAAATTTTAAAGAAATGTAATTATGACTTAACGTGTAACGTCAGTGCTTCTGGCATTACCATTAAGCACCCTTGGGATAAAGATCTATATGTTTTTGACCCAAAAGATATCGGAAATTTCAATAAAGTTAAAGGTTGTATAGGAAGAATTATTCTTAAAAAGATCTGCGAGGATAATAATTACCCATATAAGTGGACCTTTTTAGAAGGTGAAATAGATCAAGACAATTTAACTACTCTGTGTGAGGACTTTATAGAAAACGGAGTAAAAAGGGAGCATCTACAATTAGCAGAAGAATGTAATTTAAAAGAAGAATTTTCAATCATTTCAAACTTCTATTTTAATATTGATAAATATATTGGAACAACTAAATTACGAAAAACTAATTAACGAAAACGATCTCTTAATTAAAAAGATTGTTTCGTTCTTATACAAGAAATCAAATCTTTCGCAGATTGATTTTGATGACCTTTACCAAGAGGCTTGTATTGCTTTGCTTATAGCGTATAAAAATTTTGATACCAGAAAGGGTAACTGGGAACAGTATCTTGCTACTATTATTCGAAATAGACTGATAAAGTATATTATTTTTGAGCGTAGGAATATTTCGGCTCCGCTGGGGGCAATTACTATTTCGCAGAATATATATACCTTAGAAAAAGAGGGCAAAACTAAAGAAGAAATATTGTCTTTATTATGTATATCTTCACAGCGTTATTATGAATGTAAACCTCTTATTAAAAGAGAATTATTTTCACAAAACGCAAAAAAAATAGAAAATTATGATAAAATTGGCGATATAATGTCTATATTAGATAATGAAGGACAAGATCTTTTCTTGATGTATTTGGATGGAAAATCTGTAAAGTCGATGGCCGATTATATGAAGTGGAAACCGGGATATACCCGAAACAAACTCAAAGAAACTTTGTTAAAAATTAAAACTAAATATGGATCGTAAAATCAAAATCTTAATTAATAACGAGTTTTCGCAATTGGCTACTGGTTTTTCCACATATATGAAATACGTATTACCATATTTATATAATACAGGTAAATATGAAATCTTGGAACTTGCCCGATATATAGATCAAAATAATCCTCTTATAGATCTAGTTCCATGGCAGGTTATAGGGAATATGCCTCTAAATAAACAAGAGGCAGAAATTTTTCGTCAAGACCCGCTCAATCAATTCGGTAAGTTTAGATTCGATAAAGCATTACTGGATTTTAAGCCAGATATTGTTATTGCTATCGATGATCCTTGGATGTCAAGTCCATATATTACCAATTCACCATATCGTAAAATGTTTAAACATATACATATGGTTACTTGTGACGGCGAGCCCCAAAAAACAGAATGGATGGACGAATATGCAAAATATGATAGACTTCTAACCTATAGCCTATGGGCAAAAAATGTTTTAGAAAAGCAATCTAATGGAAAACTGAAGGTTCACGCAATAGCAGCACCGGGGGCAGATATAAACATATTCAAACCTTTAAATAAAAAGGAAAAGCGAGATGCTTTTGGTTTAAAACCAGAAATGTTTATAATTAATACTGTTATGCGAAATCAGCCTAGAAAACTTTTTCCGTATCTTTTTGAAGCGTTTTCTAAATATTTAGACTTGTGCAAAACCCACGGTAGAGAAGATTTAGCAGCAAAAACCTTTTTATACTGTCATACATCCTATCCAGATGTGGGATGGAATATACCATCCGAACTCCAAAGATATGGCGTTGGGCATAAAGTTATTTTCACATATCTGTGTGATTATTGTAAATCCGTTTATCCATCATTTTTTAATGGCGATGTATGCAAATGTAGAGTGTGCGGAAATCAAACTTCGCATATGCCAAATACTAATAATGGTGTTACTAGAGAGAAACTGGCAGAAATAATGGGTATGGCCGATTTGTATATTCAATATTCCACCTGTGAGGGAGCAGGAATGCCCATAAATGATGCCAAATCTTGTGGTGTCCCAGCCATGGTTGTAGATTATTCGGCCATGACAGAGCAGGCATATAACGGTGGAGGAATACCCGTTAAAATTAAAAACATGTTACGCGAATCTTTAGCGGGAACAAATCAATTCAGGGCCGAACCAGACAACGATGATTGTGCCCAAAAGATATTTGACTTTTTTAGTAATACACAAGAGTATAGAGATGCTTTGGGTGCATCTGCTAGAGAATGTATCGAAAATTATTATAATTGGACCGATGTGGCAAAGATATGGGAAAATATAATTGATAATTTAGAATTGCCCAATCAAGAGGATACTTGGTATTCTAAACCTAAAATATTACAACCGAATATCTCTATACCAAATGGACTGAATAATCAACAGTTTGTTGAATATTGTTTTAGAGTAATCTTACAACAACCGCTGTCGTATAATGATGGTATGTTTCAAAGAGCAATTTCAACTCTAGAACTTGGATACGAATTAGTTGATACACCACATGGGATGGAACGTAGACCGGTCAATAGAGAAATTATTTTAAATTTTGTTTTAAGACAGATACAAGCAAAAAACATGGCCGAGGAAAAAAGATATCAGTATATCATGGGCCAAAACAAAAACTCCTTACAGTTTGTTGAAGTTTAAGGAGGCTTAAATGCCACTCAAAGTTAGACTAGAGGCCGAATTCTATATTCCAGACGATTGGATAAACAAAAGCGATTGGGATTGGTTAAAAGACGATCGAAAAAGAATTATCGAAATGTTGGCGGATGATCCAATTGAATTATTAAGATGTGCTGGTGATCCATTAGACATTATTAAAATTCTTGGTTGGGAAAAGAAATGCAAATAGTTTATATTAATGATTATGAATCATCTACCGGATATAGTGTACAGGCAATAGACACTATATTGGCTATGGATAAAGTAGGTATCGATATTGTACCACGTAGTTTTAAATTAGCTACACAAACTATCAAGTGCCCTTCTAGGATTTATGAACTAGAAAAGAAACGAATAGATAAGCCTATTACTGTCATACAACACACTCTTCCAAATTATTTTTGTTATTACGCTGGATTTAAAAATATAGGATATTTCCATTGTGAAACAACCAATTTTAAACCATCTAATTGGCAATACTATGCTAATCTTATGGATGAGATATGGGTAGCGTCTAAAGAAAACTATAAAGCATGTATAGATTCTGGTGTAATCAAACCAATCAAGATTGTGCCCAAACCTATTAATGTAGACAATTACAAGAAAGAAAAGTATGATCGATATGAGTTCTTAGATAAAGATGTTTATGTGTTTTATCATATAGGCGATTTTTCATCTAGAAAAAACACATCTGCTTTGATTAGATGCTTTTTAGAAACTTTCTCTAGATATGATAATGTCGTATTACTACTCAAATGTTATGTGGAAGGAACTTCTTCCGACGAATCGCGGAACATTATTGGAAATGAAATAAATAATATCAAAGTTTCCTTGCGAAAAGGTGGTTTTGATCAATATCCAAAAATTATTTTATTAACAGATTATGTAAATTCAGATGAAATATATAAAATACATGCTAATGGGCATTGTTTTATCACACTTGAAAAGGGGGCTGGATATAATATTCCGGCACATGACGCGGCAGCGTTTGGTAATTGGGTTGTAGCATCTCAATGGGGTGGACAAAATCAATTCATTAGAGATTCTGTTAATGGAAACCTTTTGTCTTATGAGATGGAAACGGTTTCAGGTATGGTACGTTGCCCATATCCTAATATTTATACGTGTCATGAAGAATGGAGTAATCCAAACGTTAATGAGTTTAAGTCCTTATTACGCTCGATATATGAGAATAGACCGGAGGTTTCTCTTCAAAATCGTGGGTATTGGTTAAATACGTTTAGTTATGAAAATTCAGGATATAGATTTAGGGAATATTTAAATGTATAATCCAATGCAATCCATTATATCAAGAATACAAAAAACAGATAAGAAATATAATATCTTATGCCTTCCTACACATGAGAGTTATCAAACTAATTTATCTAAGACGGGCCATGATTTTTATATGTTACAGGGCGATGGTATAAAACAATGGGATTTCCATACCAAACCACTACCTTCTAATCACTATTTAATTACTCAACCCACACAAATACTTCCCAATCAACCAATTGTAAATTTTCCCAAAGGAATTGAGTTTGATTTGATTCTTTCGCAGGAAAGGAACTTCCAATTAGGATTTTTGGCCGAAATAGCACATCGTATTGGAATACCACTTATTAGTATTGATCATACCATGCCATCACCCGGCTGGACAGATAAAACGATCGATCGATCCAATGGTATTCCAGTAAAGCACCGAGTCTTTATCACAGAGTTTAATTTAAAGGCTTTTAAGGGCGATCCAGCCAAAGATACAGTGATACCCCATGGTATCGATACTACCCGCTACGGTGGCTTTAAAGGCAATCCAGAGCCATATGGTATATCTGTTGTGAATCTCTTCCCACAAAGGGATGTTTTTTGTGGTTGGGAACTTTGGCGATCGGTTGCCTCTGAAACCAAAATTAAACTTATAGGTCACAATCCAGGATTATCTGAATCGGCCAAATCAGAAGATCATTTGATACAAGAGTTAAGTAACGCTAGATACTTTTTAAATACTAGTCAATGGTCACCTGTTCCACTGAGTATGCTTGAGGCTATGTCTGTTGGCTTACCTATTATATCCACTAGTAAACAAGAAATCCCTAATATTATAAAACACGGCGAAAACGGTTTCTTAGCAGATACAAAAGAAGATATTATCAAATATGTTAATATTTTATCAAACGAATTAGAATTAGCAACTAAGATGGGTGAGGCTGCACGACAAACAATCATTGATAAATTCAATATTGATCAATTTGTTAAAAATTGGAATGATGTTTTCGAATCGGTTTATATAAGAAATGTGTAACGAAGTAATTTTAGGAACAGTATGTCAAAATTAAATTTAGGATGTGGTACAGATATCCGCATAGGATATGAGAATATAGATCTTTTTCCTCAAGGGAAAGATGTCAAAATGGGCAATTTTAAAAGTCTCAACTATCAAAAAGAGTCGGTAGATGAAATACTTGCTCTTGATATTTTAAAATATATAAATACAAATGAAATAATGCCGATACTGAATAGTTGGTTTGAGATGCTAACCAAAGACGGTAAACTCAAAATCGAATCTACTGACTATAATCTCTTGTGCAATGCCGCGTCACATAATTATATCGACGCCAATACTCTTAATGCGTTTCTCTATTCACAAGAAAAAATCCCATATTCGGGCATATACAATTTAGTAAGCATAGAAATGGCTCTCAAACAGATAGGATTTAAAATAGTCAGTAAATTTTATTCAGATTTTAGTTTTACTATTGTGGCCTCAAAATGATTACAACACTTATCGCCAATTTTAATAATTCTAATTTTATCAAACTTTGTGTTGATTCTATTATCTCTCAAGAACATAATAGTAAAATAATTATTGCGGACGATGGCTCTACAGATAATTCTTTAGAAATTATTAAACAATACAGTAAAACGTGCGAAATCATTTCGAACAAAAATAGTATTGGATTTAACAATTTGAAGAATATAGCATTGCAGAGATGTAACACAGATTTTTTATCTGTAGTTGAAACACAAACTATAGCATACACTTCCAGATATAAAAGAATTATAGAGGAATTTAATACTTATAAAGATGTAAGTCTGGTCTATTCAGATTTTGATTTTTTTGATCTTAAAACTAGTAAAATAAATCGCATTTTTTCTCATTCATACAGTCACGGAAGTATTTTGAATAATATACCTTTTCCACATATCGTAGTATATAAAACAGACATCTTGAAAAAGATAGGCGGTTTTAAAAATGACGATAAGGAAACGCATGTAAACATGTTACAAAAATCTGTCTTTTCGCATATACCACTATCGCTATATTTGCAAAGGGGATACAGTGAATAAGTTCCCACTAGTAGCAACCCAACGAGCATCCGATCTTATTATGAATCGGCTCTGTACAAGGCCACAGATTGGCTTTGTTGTTTCTAATTTGAATGATAATGAGTTTGCCTATAAACTATTGCATAACATCAATAAATATTTAAGTGAAAACCTAGATACAGAAATCTCACTATTCTGTTCTGATAAAAGTATACCCGTTATAACTCCACTGTGCCCCATATACAGTTTGTCTGACATAAATTCTTATGGTGGAGATATTATCGTTTCCGATTTTCCTAGTTGGCAAATGTCGTTGAATAACTATGCTTCTAAGAAATTTTTCTATGTTTATGATGTATCAATTTTAAATAAAATTCCTAAAGAATTAGTAGAAAAGGTGAACAACAGCAACTATATTATGTTTAGCAGAACACCTAAACACAACGAAGTTTTGCGTAAAATAGGATTTAAAGTAAGCGATTTTGTATTAGAAGAAATAGAAATAAAGAAATTGGAATCAATATATGGCTAAAAGTAAAAAGGCAGTAGAAATGAAAATAGAGGCGGAAACAGAGCAAGAATCGGTGGGCGTGGAAGCCTCTCCAATTCCTGTGGTTGTAGATAATACGCCCGTTGTTCCAAAAATAGGATCGTCTGAATGGTCTAATTTTATTTTGGACCAATTGAATGAAGATGAAAAAATGGATGGATATCCAACCTATTTTGGTATTAGGCGTTTGTTCGAACAGTATATAGGTGAAATCTATAAAGTTGATATGGAAGTAGTTCAAGTAGCAGAAGTACACAATCTTAACAGGGCCACCGTTCTTTGTAATATTACTTATGTAGGCCGACAGGATAATGTTGTAAGAACTATCTCCGACGTAGCCGATGCATCGGATGCTAACGTAAAATCTCCCTTCTGTCTATTCACCACAGCCACCGCTGCTACAATGGCTGAAAGTCGTGCGTTGAGAAAGGGATTGCGTATTCGCACTATTGCTGCCGAAGAAAACCAGAGAGATTCTATTAGCGATGCTATAAGAGAAGTTTCTATGTCTTCCTCTAAGATTACTGAAAACCAAAAACTGGTTATCGATAAACTTTGCCAAAAACTAGGTATAGATGTAGCTAAACTGTTAGCCAATCTTTCTTTGAACGTGCCCTTAAATGAACTTTCAAATGAGGATGGGCAAAAGGTTTTACGGGCACTTAATTCTTATGAGCGTGGTCCCGATAATAAGGGCGAAATTATACCAGACGCCATAATGAAAGACTAAATGATAGATCAACATAATTTTGATTGGAAATTAACGAACGTTCCTCTTTGTATATTTATACCAAACTACGGAAGAGGATCATATATCCGCAATAGTCTTTGGCAATTTAAAACGCAAACAAATATAGAAAACTATAAAATTATTATAGGCAACGATGGGATTCACGAAGATTTCAGTGATTTGAAACATCTTAATGTAGAATATTTTACTTTTCAAAGAGAAAAAAAACTATCCAGAAATGGATGTTTTATCAGAAACTTTTTCATTAAAAGGGCGGAATGCACTAACATCTATCAAAAAGATCCTGAAACAATAATTCAGGTGACTCAAGAGGGATATGATTGGATAGATGAATATACTAAAATTAAAAATATGGCGGTTAGAGCGGAGAAAACAACAGATATAAATTCTTGCGTTTTTAAAACTGAAACTTCAAATTCTGATATATCATATCGAGTACATTGGGGTTGTTTATTACCACTTCAATGGTTAAAAGAATTTCCGTATTGTGAAGATTTTGAATTATATGGATACGAGGATACAATGATGTATTATACCATTCGTCAAAATTTTGGTGCTTGGTATTTAGATAGTGGTTTGCATATCAGCCATATAGGGCACGAGGTTCCACTTTCTACCTATTCTGAAGTAAATAGAATGGCTGAAGTTTATAAAAACATAACACGCACTCCATATAATAAAAAGGAATGGGGTAATGGATAAAGTTTTTACTATGTTAGATCCGGGAGCGGGTGGACGATTCGGTAATCAAGTCATTGCCTATTGTTTTGCCCAGTCTTTTGCCCAAAAACACGATGCTATCCTGGAAATTCCGGAGGACAGCGTATTACGCAAAATATTTAAAATCAACAATCCGCACCTACCTAAAAACAGAACCCCTATACGATTTGGTTTAGATGTTATTCCAAATGATTATCAACTGAATCAGTGTTGGAATAGGAATTTCGCTGTAGATATTTGGGGATATTTTCAAAACCAAAGATCGATTGATTTTTATTCCAAAAAATGGATTAAAGAAAATCTAATATTTCAAAACTGGATAAGAGCAAAGTTTCCATCCCAGTACGGCCCATACTATGCTTGCCATATGAGGCGTGGAGATTATGTAACACAACCGGAAAGATATTGCTCTATTTCTAACTCTAGTTTTGATAAAATTATAGCAAAAGTTAATAGTACAAATAATATTAACATGGGGTATATATTAACAGAAGAAAATCCTATAAAGGATGAGTTTTGTTCCTCTATGAACCTTGGATGGCTACCGGATTTTATGTGTATGGTTAATTCAGAAATACTTATTAGATCTAATTCAACCTTCAGTTTGGTTGCAGGATGGTTCCATCAAGGGACTAAAATATATGCTCCTTTAGTAGAGGATAAAATAGGCGTATCAGATGTAGATTTTGTTGAAGGTAATTGGCCGAAATGCTGTTCAAGTAAATATCATCCAGTAGAATTAACAAATTTGTTCTTAAAGGAAGAAAATGCCAGCACTTAAAAACACATTCGATAAACATCCAAATAAATTTTTTGTAGAAACCGGAACGGGTTGGGATGCCGATGGCTTACTCAAAGCTAGAAATACCAATCTTTATGAAGAATTAAGATCGTGTGAAGGATCGCTTAAATACTATAACAATTGCCTTAATGTTTGCAAAAACTATAATAATATCAAGTTATATTTAGGACTATCCGAAAATATACTAGCAAATATGATAGAAGATATTAACGTTCCAATAACGTTTTGGCTTGATGCACACTTTGCTGGTGGCGATCAGTGCTGTGGTCAACAGTATTCTCCTATTTTAAAAGAATTAGAAATCATTAAAAATCATAGGATCAAAAATCATACGATTTTAATCGATGACATCAGGTGTTGTAATACTATACTTTTTAATTTTCTGTCTTTAGAAGACATCATTAATAAAATATTAGAAATAAATCCCAAATATCAAATATCTTTTGATTCTTGTGAATATCCAAACGATATTCTTGTAGCTAAAATTGTGGATGATTAAACTTATCTCCATAGATTTAGACGGCACTCTTGTTGATACGCTCCCAATACATAGGGATTCGTTTATACGTGCCATCAAAACTACACAGAATATAGACATCTCTAAGGAATATCACGACAAATATTTGATACATTTATCGACTGTTGATAAAATTACTCGATTAATCGAATTCGCCGAATTAAATAAAAACGTAGACTATAAAGAAATTATAGAAGAGAAAAATAAACACGCTTTCAATTTGATAGAGGATATTAGACCCAATCTTGAATTAAACAAAATACTTTGGGAACTTTCAGAGAGGTATGTATTTACTTGTGTAACAAATGCCAATAAAGATTTTGCTATGCATGTCTTGAGGCATGTGCATTTACACGATCTGTTTGACTATATAATAACTGGAAACGATGTTAATAAGAAAAAACCAAATAAGGAACCATATGAAAAACTTCTCTCGAATTATCTTTTAATGAAAACAGATGATATATTGGTAATAGAAGATTCAGAGGATGGATGTAAGTCTGCTAAATCTACTGGTATTAAAAAAATATGGAAAATAGATTCGCCCAAAGATCTTTTGGATATTAAGAAATACTTATGATAAATGTTATAGTTCCTATGGCCGGTTATGGTAAAAGATTTGATGAAAAGGGATATACGGTTCCTAAACCCTTAATAGATGTTAAGGGAAAACCAATGTTTATTCATACAATTGAAAATCTTTTAGATAACTGTTCTGAAAAAACAAAAAAAGAATTAACATTCCATATAGGAATTAGACAAGATTTTTATGAATCATTTCATGATGAATTTCATGCAGCCATAACTCCCTATAAAAATATTAATTTTTATCTCTTATCTCCAACTCGGGGGCAAGCAGATACTATTTATCAAATTATAGAAAATATGGCCTATGGCTATTCAATACTTGACCCAGTAATAATTCGTAATTGTGACGATCTACTATTAGATCAAATGTGGGCAGAAAATGCCATTAAATATTGGACTGAACAGGGGTGCAGTGGTGGAATAGCGGTATTTACTAATATCCATCCCAAATGGAGTTATGCCGCTATTGCAGATGGTAGAATACTATATTGTGCTGAAAAAAGAGTAATTTCAAATTTTGCTACATTCGGGTGTTATTATTTTAAAAATGCTCATATTTGTTTACAAGCAATACATGAAATGAAAGAACGCGGCGATATGTTTAATAACGAATACTATATATCGCAAGCATATAATTATGTTAAAGGTGATATCTTACCTTACTTTGTGAATAACGTTCAAGGAATAGGCACACCAGAAGATCTGGAGAAATATCTTGCTATTTAACAAAAGAATAGTTATAGTTACACCCGCCGGTCGAAGATCAACTATGCAAATTTTAGAAAAATATATAGTTGCTCTATATACTGCCGATTTAATTGATGGATGGCTTATATGGGAAAATACTAAAGATATATATGATCGAAAATATATCTCAGATCTATTCAATAACTATGAATGGGTAGATATAGATAGGGGAGATGAATCGTTACCAGAATATGGCACGGCCGATAATTTAAAAAATTACTGGGACGGAGTTTGTGATGAGAATACGGTTTACGTAAGATTTGATGACGATATTGTTTTTATCGAATTAGAAAAATTCGCCGAATTTATAAAATTTCGAATAGATAATCCTGAATATTTAGTTGTCTATCCTACTATTATTAACAATACTGGTATTGCATATAAAATGCAACAGGAGGGGTTGATCAGTCCGACACAACCCATGATCGGAGAAATAGTAGCGGATAATGGGGCTCCTGAATGGAATAGAGGCGGATTTCATCCTTGTGATGCTAAGGCGTGGGCTGATACCGATTTTTGTCGTAAAGAGCATTTACGTTTTATTCTTAATGCCCAAGAAAAATGGTTTAATGTATATAGATTAAATGAACCATGGGAACTTACCCATCATGAAACAGTAAGTATAAATTCTTGTAGTTGGATTGGGTCTAATGATCCCAAACAATTTGAAATGGGAACGCGGGCCGAAGAGGGAGAGATTGTTTATTTTTTACCAAAGAAATATCATACTATCAATTGCGTTTATAATAATTTCATCGTATCACATTACGCTTTCTATACTCAAAAGGCAACTCTAGATTCGGTTGGAATAGATAAATTATATAAGGATTTTGCTGATGAATACTGCTCTAATTTTTTACGGGCAACCAAGGTTTGCTAAAGAGTGTGCCCCTCTTATAAAAGAGCGTTTGATTGGTCCTAATGATGCCGATGTATTTATGCATTTTTGGTTACCGCAGGAAGGACATGAATACAAGTATTCTTCGCAAGAATACGATACTAATTGGAAGAATCTTCATATTGATGAAGATATAGAATCTTGGTTAGTTGATTTTTATAAACCAAAATCGTATTTAGCAGAAAAACCAAAAGATTTTTATTTACCAGTAGAATTTGGCGATTCTATTGAAAAATATTTTGGTGGAGTAAAACATTTATCAGAAAAAGAAATAGAGAGATGGAAAAGAATTCACATCAGAAATTCTTTAAGTCGATGGTATTCTATACATAAAGCGTATCAATTATTTAATAAATTTCAAATTGAAAATGATATAACTTATGAAAGAATTATTCTAACAAGATTCGATTGCTATCCTTCTTACAACATTAATTGTAAAGATTGGTCTTTTGATCGTATATATTATGAACAATTAAATCAACCGGATGGTATGATATCAGACTGGATTTTAATTGGTGATCAATATTTAATGAAATATATTGTAGATATTTACGATTATTGGAATCAATACGTAGATTGTTGTCTTAGTAAATACAACGCTTGGTGCAATGAATTATTACAAAAGGAATCATTATCAAGAAGAAAAAGTGGTCATATTAAACCTATTAGTATGGGTATTATTCTTAAGAGAATGTAGCGATGCAAAAACAGAGAATAGTTTTATGGGGTCATCCTCCTAATGTTCAAATACGACATACTCAAAGTTATATCTGGGAATCGTTATATCGTGCGTTTAAATACTTAGGACATGACGTATGGTGGTTTCCAGATGCTCCTGCTCCTATTGATTTTGATTTCACGAATTGTATTTTTATATCAGAGGGTTTTAATGATAAACATATCCCTTTGAGAGAATCCTCTACGTATTTTGTACATGTTTGCGTTGATCCAGGAAAATATCTCACTGTAAGTAAAAACCTTATAGATCTTAGATTTCTAATGGATTCAATGGATAATGATAATTATGATTATATCCTTGATAGGACAAAATGTGAAACATTAGATACTGGATTGTTATATGACTCTTATGAGTCTTATCAAGCGGGCTATAAAATAGTTTATATTGCTTGGGGAACTAATTTACTACCTCATGAAATTAATCTAGATTGGGCCAAGATGCCTAGAAAAAACATGTATAACTATGTTGGTACAATAAGTACATCTGGTCGTTTTGAAAACGGAAAGGATATCTATAGATTCGCGGAAATTTGTAAAAGTAGAAGTGGAGCCAAATTCTATCATGTCGATCCATGGATTAATCCTGTTTCTGAAGAAGGGCAAATAAAATTAATACAAGAATCTATACTATCGCCAGATTTTAGAAGTTTTCAACACCAACAATGGGGTTATTTACCATGTCGCGTCATGAAATCTATTTCCTATGGACAATTAGGACTTACTAATAGTCTTGCTATGTATAACTTTTTAGAACATTCTGTGATATACGGGAAATCGCCAGAAAATTTATTTGAAGACGGTATGCGTTTTCGCGAAAATTATCATTTGATACAAGCACAAATGAGATTAATCCAAGAAAAACATACATATATTAACAGAGTTAACGGAATGATGAAATTAGTATGAAAATAAGATTAAATATAGCAAAATATAAAGAAAATGTCGATTGGGCTTCTAATTTTAAATTAGGAACTGTCTGTGTTATAAACAAAGATAATACTGGATTATCTAATTTTGATGATTATCAAATAATAAATAGTAATCATATTAATATAGCTCTCCACCCATATGGTTATGAGATGCATTCTTATTATCTACACATATTAAATCAATATGATTCGTTAAATGATTGGGAGATATTTTGCCAAGGAAATCCCTTTGATCACTGTACAGATTTTTTAGAAAAAATAAACAATATTAAAACTTTTGAATGTGAATATGGTTATATAGAATTTAGTTGGCTTCCACACATTATTCAAAGATTCTATGGAATTCCTAAAGATCAAGAAAAAGATTATACTGAAAATATACCGGATTTATACAATAGAAAAAATAGACCATATGGATCATCAAAATCATTATTGCGTAGTTATTTTTTTGTAATTCCTCCTGAAACCGCTTGTATGCAACCGTTTGGTATGTTTGCAGTTAAAAAAGAAAATATTTTACGTCATAACAAAGAATGCTATCGCCGATTAATTTACGAAAAGTTTAATCCGAATCATCCCGCAGGAGAACCAGAAGTAAGATTTGCACTAGAATATGGTCAGCATATTATTTTTGATGGGAGATATTATCAATGATTGATCTTGACAACGGAACGCTGGGTGCATATTTTCAATGTTTTCGGAATAAAACGGCAACCGAAAACGTTTTAATTAATTTTCGCCAATGGTACCCAGACTCACCTATTTTATTAGTTTCTGATAATGGCGATGATTTTTCCGACTTGGCATATAAATATACATGTCATTATTCACATAGAAATATTAATATGGGTTTGAATAACTTAGGGATAGATGAAGCGTTAGAGTTTTGTAAAAGATTATCGTCGTGTCTTTTTCTAATTAAAACTGATAATCTTTTGATTTTAGAAGATGATGTATTAGTTAAAAACAAATTATATGGTAAATATAACGATACTATGATTGGCCCATATTTTGGTAATGAGTTTAATCCAATAACAAGAGAAATTCTGAAACGATATAGAGGAATAGATAACCCGCCCCAATACTTTGGTGGTTCTGGTGGATCGGTAATTAATTGGTCAGAAGTAGCATCTCGTATTGAAGATGAATACAATGATCTTTGTTTGTTTCTAAGATATATTTACGGATATCCTAAAGAAATAGGACAACAACGATGTATAGACTATCTATTAAGTACAATCGTGGCGTTTTTAGGCGGCACTTATGGTAAATTAGATTGTTTAGATGAAATTATTCGCAATCCCCACTGTATAAACAATCCTAAAATTAGTGTGATTCATCAGTATAAAAAATGGTAACTCAAATAAGTCTTCTGGGTTTAGATATTAAATTAAAAGGATTCGCCGAATCTTTATTTTTGTATGATCCAAGATGGTTAGTTAACAATGAATTAAACGATCATATTTGTTATTCAATTCTTGACTATCAAAGATATAAAGACCATTCAGCTAGTTTCCACTATGTTTTGGATTTCCAAGATGGATATCCTACATATGCTCCCGGACATGATTTTTTTTTAAGAGATTTTGTTCCTAATACAAAATCAGATAAAACATATTTTATTTTTAAACTTCAATTTCATAATATACATGAGCATAAATCTATTAAAAATAAGAATATTCACATTTTGTCGTGCCCTTTATTGCTTGGTGGATCAGATAAATGGATTCACGATAAAGATATGTCTGAGGACGGTTCTTTGTTATTTCAAAATAATTTAATTAAAAATACAAAAAACTATCTTTATGACTATTGCTATATCAACAATCCAAATCCTCACAGATATGAAATTCAATCTAAATTAAATAAACATCAGAACGGGTTTGTTAAAATAACATCAGCCGAAAATAGAATACCGTATTTAGAGAGCATTGACACACATAAAAAGTCTAAAGTAAATATTAGTTTAAACGGTCATGGATATTGGTGTTTAAAAGATGCAGAAATGTTTTCGCGAAATTGTTTTATTTTAAGACAAAATCATCCAAACATTAATCTCAATCCATTAACACCTAAAAATAATAAACACTGGATCGTATTCGACAATGAAGAATTCGATGAAAAACTAAGATATTATATTCAAAACGATATCGAAAGAGAAAAGATAAATGATGACGGATTTGAATACTTTAAAGAAGGTATTACTGGCAAGTGGGCAAAATGTTATACTGATTGTTTATTAGAGTTTTTTAAATACGAATATAAATCTTGTTTTGGGGAGTTGGTCGTCAATGTTTGATTTTCTCATAATAGGTGCTGGATTATTTGGTTGTACAACTGCTAGATTATTAGCAGAAAAGGGTTATACTGTTAATATATGGGAAAAACATGATTATATAGGCGGACACTGTTATGATGAAAAGATGAATGGCATTATGGTCCAACGTTTTGGACCTCACGTTTTTCATACTTCGAATGACGAAGTTTGGTCTTTTGTTAATCGCTTCGCCGAATTCAATCAGTACAAACTTAAGGTATTGTCAAAAGTTGGTGACTATCTATATAGTTTTCCTGTAAATTTTCTTACTTTACATCAACTGTTAGGCGTTCAAACGCCAGAGGAATGTGAAAAATATATAGAATCCGATAAAGTACCAAACGATAATCCTCATAATCTAGAAGAATATGCTATGAGTATAATGGGCAAAACATTATACGAAATGTTTTTCAAGGGATATACGACTAAACAGTGGGCAACAGATCCTAAAAATTTACCAAAAGAAATACTTGGAAGAATTCCTTTTAGATATAATTTTAATGATGCGTATTTCGCTAAACATAGAAATAAATACGAAGGAGTGCCTATAGGAGGATATTCTAAAATGATGAAATCCATAGTGGCACATCCCAATATACTTGTTTCAACCGGAATATCCTTTAATCAAGAACACAGATTCTCTTGGCAAAATTATGCTAAAAAACTAATATACACTGGCCCTATCGATCTTTTCTTTAATTTTGAATTGGGCAAATTACCATATCGTTCACTATCTTTCGAATATGAATATCATGATGTAAAAATGTATCAGGCGGCGGGGGTTATTAATTATCCAGATGTAAACATTCCATGGACAAGGATTACTGAACATAAGCATATGATGGATAACGCCGATGTTTTAAATAAAACTGGTACCATCATTTCTAAAGAATATCCTGCTAACTATGAAAAAACTGGTGAAGCCTATTATCCAATTAATTTAAAGGAAAATAACGATCTATATCAAAAATATTTAGATCTTTCCTTATCATTAAAGAATGTATATTTTGGTGGTAGATTAGCTACATATGCATATAACGATATGGATATCACGGTTGAGAATGCTATGAAGTTTTGTGAGCAATTTGAATGTCTAAACCACTAATTACATTCGTTTTGGCCGTTGCTGGTGAAGAAAAACATTTTCATAACTTGGAAAGATGTTTATGGTCTATTAAAAATAAGATAACATCTATTCCTTATTGCGTTCTAGTTATTAATGGAAAACATTGCAGATATAATCAAAACAACGTAATAAGAACAATTCCATACGAAGGCGATCTTTCAAGAATTGAAAGACATCTTTTTTGGCGAATGAGATATGATCTATATAAATACGTTGATACTGAATATACGATGTATCTTGATTCTGATACTGTTATATGTAATGACACAGTTTTATCTAAAATTAATGAAATAGGAGAAAAGTTCGGTATCTGTCAGCATTTTTGGGTGCCTACTCTTAGTGATTATAAAATCAAGGCAGGTAATCCACAGGCCAATCTAGAAATAGATATTCTATCTGATAAAACAGATTCGCCCTTCATTGCTTCTGGTGCATTTATTTTTAAAAATAATAAACATAATCTAAATATTATTAAAAATGTTACTAAGATATATTCGGAGATTTACCCTAAAGGTGCCTCTTACAAAGAAGCGATGACTGATGAGGTTTGGTTAACCCTCGCTTTAAAGGGCGAATGGAAAAATGTCCATTTTTTGGGTGGTGCTTTTAACCATTGTTGCGAACAACAAATTATGCCTATACGTTTAAATAATGAGATTATTGAAGGTAAAAATCCCTTTGAACACGAAAGTTTTGCACCTATTACGTTATTACACTGCGATCTTTATAGAAGAGATCCTAGATTAGGTTTTGATAAAAATTTATCAGATAAGATTGCCGCTTGTTTTGGAATAATATGAATATAGTATACGATCAAAACGAAATAAGTAAACTTTCAGGTATAATAGAAATAGTTAAATCCTATCCTAACCCTCATACACAAGAAGATGGTCCAATTAAATGGGCATCTGTTATGCAAGTAATGAACTTTTTAACTTTTAATTCTTCACACACATATACTAAAGTATTAGATATTGGTTGTGGCAATTCATTACTACCCATTATGATCGCTGATCAATCTTATAAAGTGATAGCGGTAGATAAACACGCTATTAATGAAACGGTTATGCTAGATCTTAGAATTCCTACGCACATAATTAGTGCCTATGAATATTTAGAATCAATCAAAGATAACAGCGTCGATGTTATTATTGATTCTTGTGCCGCTATTCATTTCGACCCTAATCTTCCAGATCCGTCCTGTCTAAATGGTGGTTGTGCTATATTGGGTGAATTGATTAAAAGAAAACTCCATCCTTCCGGATATTTCATTACTGTTACGGATTTTGCATTAGATAGATCCAATTATGAATTTATGAAATTAGATCAACTGATTGATTGCTACGAATGCTCTGGTTTAAGATTATGTGGCGAAAGACCAAAAATTCCAGAAAATCCATTTCATATTACATATGATGTATATCGGCTGGGTATAGTAAGACTTATTTTTCAAAAATGATTAAATCTTGTCTAATTTTATATGGTCAAGCACGACACATAAACGAGTGCGGCCATTCTATTAAAACACTGTTAATAGAACCAAACAATATAGAGGATGTATATTGTCACACCTGGACTCCGCAGACAAGTTCTAAATTTCCTCATTATAAATCTTTACCTAAAGATAATATTGCTCATCTTGTTGATATATATAATCCAAAAGAAATGATTATCGAACGCTCTTTTCCTTTTAGGAAATTGTCTTGGGGCGGAAAAGATATCCATATGCCATTAGACAGTGAACAGGAAATATATGCCGCCAATGCCCTTCAGGCCATGTTCTATTCTCGTTATCGAGCCGGAATGCTTATTAGTGAATTTGCAGATTATGACCAATATATTTTTTGTAGAACTGATTTAATGTTTGATAAAGATTATCACTGTTATGATATTAATCCGTATGATATTATAGCGAAAGCAGGAAACAAGCATCCAATACATGATTGGATATTTATTTGTGGTAAACAAGCGTTTAAATGGATGCGTAATGCGTATATGTATATGGATCAAATTTATTCCGTCAGAATGGATAGGACGGCAGAAACATATCATGAGGATCTTTGCGAATATTTTAAACTTAATCTAATCCGTAGATATATTGGATGTCAAGTTTATCAACAATTTTAAAAATATGAAGAAATTCAATAGAAATACAACCCGTACTTTAATCGTATAGATGCACTATGAAACATAAGATTTATATACGTGGCTGTTATATTGAAAGTATATTTTCTATGTTCTACAATGAAATACAATTAAGTTGTGGTGATGGCGGTGCCACGATTGTATGCTCAAATCCAGAAGAGGCTTGTTCTTACTATAAAGATTGGTTAAAGCAATATATTCCTAACGCTGGAATAAGAGAAGAATTTTGTACACCAACATCTATAGTAACAGAAATAGAAGAAAATCATATCTTTTCTAATGATATAAATTCAGGACACCCAGAATGGGGCGAAATAACATTTGTTGTGATGGAAGATTGTATCGGAATCGATAAAACAAAAATTCTTAAAGGTATTAATAAGGAGTAAAGTATGGCATTTTTTATCGGAGGACTTTGTTTGTCCCCAATCTATTTACCGGCCCCCCAAAAAAACATCGTTATAAAAGATGAAAACAATTTACTTATACAAATAATTCCAGTATTTCAGAAAAAATATGAAAATAAAAGTGAATTTTTAAAAATGTGTGAAAGTTTGTGGGATGCCTTTGAAGAAGACCATAAAACTATTGATGGGACTTTGTAAAACTATGCGAATAGCACTTATTGGCCCTGGAATTATGCCCATTCCAAACAATGGATTTGGTGCTGTAGAAAAACTAGTATATAGTTATTATTTAAATCTTCAGAAACTAGGTTATAGTGTTGATATCATTAACACTCCTAATCAAGAGGAAATTATTTCATTAGTGAACAGCGGCGGATATCATATCGCCCATTGCCACTATGATGTTTTTGTGGATATTTTGCCAAAACTGAAAGTAGATAGGGTTTGCATAAGTTCGCACTATCCGTATATCGATCAAGTAAATAAGCACGCCCAAGATAACTACCATCATATTTTTAGGAAAATGATAGAAAGATCAAACGATTTTCCTATCTTTTCAGTATCAGAAAAGGATCGATTGGCTTTCATACACTGGGGTTGTCCACCCTCTAATATCTTTATGATGTCTAATGGTGTAGAAGTTTCTGATTTTGATTTCAATGAAACTTGTGAAAATCCAGATAAAACTATAACACTGGCTCAAATCAACGCTCGCAAAAGACAACATCTTACTGCTAATATTTCTAGAGTATATTATGTTGGTAAAGGGCCATGGAATCACCCGAATTATTTGGGCGAACTTCCTGATTATTGGAAATATAATTGTTTAACTAAATTTGCCAATATGGTTCTTGTATCTGATGGTGAAAATGGTACTCCCTTATGTATTCGCGAAGGATTATCGGCTGGTTTAGGTATTGTTATTACAGAACAGGCCGCCAGCGAATTAGATTATTCAAAATCTTGGATATCCGTCATATCAGAACAAGACGCTAAAAATGAACAAAAATTAAAAGAAATTATTGAAAATAACGTCTTACAATCAGTAGGTTCCAGAAAAGAGATAAGAGAATATGCCCAACGCTTTGATTGGTCACAACTCATTCCTGCTTATGTAGAAAACCTTAAAAGGATATTAAAGTAATGATAAGAAAGAAAGTATTAGGTTTTGACGACGCCGGTTTACCAATTGTAAAACATAAAAATCGTTACTACATACTTAAGAATGAGGTTTCAATTGTTGTAGATGGTGAGTTTTATTGGTTGAACAATTGTCGGATTGAGATAGGAAAAACTTATACCTTTACAGGTTTCGATCCTGACGGCGATGTAGGATTTTACATAGGTTTATCCAAAAAAGAAATTGCACAACTTTATAAATTAATAAAATGAAAAATATAAACGCTTCAATTCGCGATCAATTATTGGATGCGACTGATAATTGGCAAGATAAATTAGAACAAATACTATCTGGTATTCATTATCAAGATTATCCAGTTCCAGACATAAGCTGTAGAGAGTTAAGGGATTTAAACAAACTTTCTCATATGATTATAGATGGTGAATATAAAAAGGCACTTAATTTTATGCAGAGTCTAGATACTATAACTAGAGAGGATAGTGTTCCACGCAAAATATGGGATCTTCTACATAAGATTAATGGGGCGGAATATTAATATGAATTTAATTTTAAAACCCGATATATATAAAGATTCTAATGTAGAAAAAATAATGGATTTATTTGATTTAAAGGATGATCATTTTTATTCTCATATTACCAATAATATTGTTTTACCTCAATCTTGGAATATAGGACTGATTTATGGTCCAAGCGGAAGCGGAAAGTCTACTTTATTGTCTACTTTTGGAAGTATAGATAATAATGCGTGCGATCCAGATAAACCAATTATAAGTCAATTATATGAAAATATAGATGAATCGATCAAACTTCTTTCAAGCATAGGATTAAACTCTATTCCGTCTTGGATTAAACCGGTAAAATATCTAAGTAATGGAGAAACTTTCCGTGCTAATTTAGCCAAAAATTTAGTTCACAATTCATCTCTCTGTTTAATAGACGAATTCACTTCAGTAGTAGATAGAAATGTAGCAAAAACATGTTCTTTTGCTTTACAAAAATATATCAGAAACAATGATAGAAAAATTATACTAAGTAGTTGTCATGAAGATATTATCGAATGGTTGAACCCAGATTGGGTGTATAATCCCATTATAGGAAAAACAATATATCCTAGGGGGCAACTTCAGCGGCCAAACATTGAGTTACAAATTGAGAGAACAAGTTATAAAACGTGGGAATATTTCAAACAGCATCATTATTTAACAGATAATATCCATAAAGGCAGTCAGTGTTTTGTTGCATACTGGGGAGATAAATTGGTTGGGTTTGTCTCTATTTTACCTTTACCGCATCCTATCGTAAAAAATGCTTGGAGAGAACACCGCACGGTAATATTACCAGATTTTCAAGGCATTTCTTTGGGGTGTAAGCTATCCGATTATTTTGGCTCTCTAATCTCTTCTCGAAATGGTGCTTTTTATAGTAGAACTCAAAATCCAGCAATGGTAAGTTATAGAAGTAGATCAAAAAATTGGATTTTAACAAAAAAGGGAAAATCAAACAAACAATCTCAAAATCCAGATATATTATCGAATAATACGTGGAAATTAGATTTTATGCGAATCGCTTATTCTTTCAAATATGTTGGTTTACCCTCTTCAGAAGAAGAAGGAAAATTATTTTGGGAAAAATAAAACATTTAGAAATACTACTTATTAGCCCAGGTTATGGAGATATCCCTCCAACTAAATGGAAAGCCGTTGAACATATGGTAGATGTATTCCATAGGGGACTTAATAATTTAGGTCATAATTGCACATACACCGATACTCATAATATTCAAGAATTAATAAACATTGTAAACACATCCAATGCGGACGTTGTTTTCTGTATGTATGATGATTATATTGGGGCACTCGCCAGATATTGCAATAAGCCAATTCTTGGGCAAAATCATTATGGATATTTCTCACAACCTAAAAAGTGGCAACCGGGATATCAAAACATATTCATGGGAACTTTGTTAGCACAAGGTTTGATCTTTCTATCAGAAGCCAACCGTCAGATTGCACAGCAGGCCGGTTTTAAGGGCTTCAGTCGCGTCCTACGTAATGGTGCAGAGGTAGATCGATTTAGGTTTGGCGTACCATCTAAGGACGTTATATGCGTAGGAAAAATAGAAGGTCGAAAAAGACAATCTTGGCTGGTTGAAAATTTAGATGGTAAGATTAATATCGATTTTGTTGGTCCTATTGCCGATTCTCATTTTAAAGAGGGTAAAACTTGCAAATATTTAGGTGAATGGTCTAGAAATCAAATATATAATCAATTGACTGACTATAAAGTTTCTATTCTTTTATCTGATGGCGAATCTGCCCCTCTTGTTATTCCCGAGGGTTTAGCTGCTGGATGCAGTATATTAGTATCTGAGTATGCTGCGGCAAATTTGGATTCTAAACCATATATTTCGATTGTCCAAGAGAACAATTTAAATAATGCTGATTATATTGAATGGGAACTTAAAAAATTAATCGAAAACAACCCTCAAATGCGATATGATATTAGGAGGTATGCAGAGACTAGATTTGATTGGAATGTTATAGTTAAAGAGTTTATAGATATCTTAAAAGTGTGGGACGCGGAAAAATAGGATTATAAAATAATGATAAAGTGCTACATGCCAACCGGTTCTTGTGAAATGCAAGAACATCCAATGGGTGCTTATGTTAAATATGAGGATCATTTGAAAGAAGTTGATCGTATCATGTCTGAAGATAATCCTAGTGCTGATGCGTTAGATTGGATCTGGCGAGATATTATACTTAAGTATAGACCAAACTATGGTGAATGGGAATATCCGGCCCAAGCATATAGACATATCGTTGCCGAATATGAAGAATTGCGTACTATGTACGTACAACTTAAGAAAGAATTAGATGATATCAATATTCGCCGGATGAATCCGAATTGCACTGGCGAGGGCGAAACGTCTGTT